CAGCGCCACGTCCGTCCACGTGCCTGCGCCTGCGACGCGGTATCTGATAGACCACACCGCACTGTTGCGGTTGTTCAGCGCCGTGATCACGCCTGTGAAGTCCACGGACATGTAGTGCCCTTCAGGGTCTGCTGTGCCGCCGCTGTCGCATCTCTGGATCGCGCAGGACATGAGCGTGGGCTGCGCGTATGCCAGCACGTCGTATGATGCCGACGCAGGATCTGAAGCGCGTCCGCGCTTATCTGTGACGACCGCGGAGACGATCTGCGCTCCTGTGTTCTGCAGGACAGGTGTCGTGGTGTCCGCGCTTGTGTAGGTGTTGCCGTCTGCGCTCACGCTGTATGTGTTGATCGGCGAGCCATATGAGGTGACCGCCGTGACGACTGCGCGGAGCGTGCTCTTTGTCTGCACATACGCGCCATATGTCGTGGCGTAGCCTGTCGGATCGCTGATCGAAACAGAGGCGGAAGGCTTCACGCTTGCCGGGATCGCGCACGTGATGGTGATGTCCTTCGTCTGGATCGTCGTGTTCCCGCTCTTCGTGGTCGTCGTGAGTTTGATCGGGACAGATGTGCTGTCCGTCACTTCCGACGCCAGGGAGATGGGCGGCGTCCACTGCACTGAGCCTGCGAGCGTATCCGTGATGATGGTTCCGCTCTGTGTTCCGCATGACCATGTGACCGTGTCCGTAAACGCGGGATTGCGTTTTGTGATGGTGATGGTCTCCTCGACTCCGAGTGTGCCGTTCGGTGCCGAGATGTCGGAGCCGGCGGGAGAAACAGCGAGTGTGTAACTCCATGTGCTGTTTCCGCGCGGCGCGTTCGTGGACAGTCTGATCGCACACGACGTGCTTCCGTCCACTTTGTTGGAGACTGTCTTCCAGCCCGTGTCGAATGTCAGCGTGTTTGACCACGTTGACGGCGAGTTGTCCTTCAGGTGCTTGCTGTACTTCCACGAGCCGTCCAGATAGACATCTACGTCGATGGAGTACCCGAAGTGCAGCGTCGCGCCGCTGGTGTTCACTTCGCCGTATACGCGGTATTCCATGTCCGCGCCGCTTCTGCGGTAGTCGTAGCCGTACCAGAGCGAGATCGTCGGTCCGGAGCCCCATGAAGGCCATCCTAATGTCGTGGACATGCGCTCACCTCACTTTCTTGAAACTCAGGGAGCCGTTCTGCGCAGGTACGAATCCGAATACGCCCAGATTCAGCGAGTTCAGGAACTCACCGCTGGTGACATATAGCTTCTGGTCGCTGAAATATGCGACTTCGAGGTTATCCTGCACGAAGCTGATGCGGTCGTTGCTGATCTTCAGCGTCAGCTCGTTCCCCTGCTCGCCCAGGATGATGTCACCGTTCTCAAAGCGGATGTACTGGATGCGCTCGTTGTACACCCTCGCCACTTCTGCGTTCGTCGCATTGATGCTGTCAGTGGTCTGCGTGAAGTTCATGACGATCTGGTCGTTCATGACGCTCAGTGCAGCAGAAACTGTCTGCTGATAACTGCCGAAGTCGCCTGTGGTAACATAATCCTCCAGCGCAGTCAGGATGATCTGCTGTGCGTCCTGAATGATATTCGTAGACTGCTCCGTCACCCGCTGGGACAATGCATTGATCGCCCTGGCATTCCCCTGAATGTCCGCGTATGTGGATTGGATCAACTCGTCCGTATTTCTTTGACGGTCAACATTAGCATCTGTCAGCGTTCTTTTCGTTGCACCGAGAGTCAGATCCGAGTTTGCCGGGTTCGCCATGTCATATGTGATCTTTGTCAAAGCAAACGTATCTGACAGACTGTGTGGAGTTGATCCCACGTTGATCAGCGTGTATGGCAGAAAGATCTCCTGCGCCTCCCCTGTAAAATACAGGTCGACCGCCTTCACCGTAATCGTCTGCTGCAGCTTCACTGCTTTGTTCGCAAGCCACTCCGCCGCTTTCGATCTGAGGTTGATCGCGACCCTGACATCATCCCACGTGGTTTCATCCACCGGCGCACAAATGCGTCCATAAGCCGCCACACCGGAAACGGAATAGATCTGGTCTCCATCTTTGATCAAGTCCTCTGTGATCTCACCGTCAGGCAGGTCCGCAATAGTCAGCCGCTGTTCATATGTTTCAGAGTCCGGATCATCATCTTTTGCTCCGAGTGGAAGAACGACCGTATATGTCTCTGTCGCATTGATCGCCTGCTCCAGATCCAGCAGGTTTTCACCAAACACTACATCCTGCACGCCCTGCTCTGTCAGTTCTGACACATAGTCGATGAACGTGCCATTTGATTCGTAGCGTGCATAAACGTAGCCCCCAAGCGAGGAGTCAAACAGTTTGTCACGCAGGACATCCCACGTTTTGGTATAACCTTCTGACGATCTCGAAATATAATTGTTCGGATCTGTCATCGTAACGGTCCCAAGGTGCAGCTGGCGGTCTTGCCCAACTTGAGCGTTGTGCTGGTCGATCAGCCAACTGAGAAAGAACTCGATCACATTCCCGTTTTCCGCTGCGTCAATATAGTCTTCATCGTGCAGAAAGTCTTCCGGAAACCGATACGGACGGATCACACTGTCGTTCAGATAAGCTAGGGCTCCCTCACACGTCATCATCCTGGCGTTATAGAAAGACTTCACATCATCGATCAAGCGCCCTCTGAACAAAGTGTTTGTGCCTTCTGTGATCTCAATCGTTGAAGACAGTTTGCGCAGGCTTCCTGCCCTTGGATGGTCCGGGTACAACAGAAAAGAAGCAGACCCAGCCGTATTTACCTCAAGCGCAAGCTGAGGCGAACCGACTGTCAGTTCTCTGTCACGCGGATCATATATCACGTTTCCATCGCATGTAATCTGAAACATCAGAGTGATCCTTCCTGATACGTGATCGTCATTGTTGCATTTGCTTCAGCCGTTACTTTGATCACCGTTGGGTCCTCAATAAGCATCAGCCCAAGATTCCTGTAGTCCGTATTTGCGGCAATGTTGTAGGTGTTCCCTTTGCAAAAAATCGCTGCAGCACTTGTGCAATTGAAAACAGGGATCGTCGGCATGCCGGCATTGTGCAGGGTCTTCTGCTGTTGTGTGTTTGCTGCCAGTGTCATTGTTACGACCGTCGGATCGTTCTTATACCGATATGGATCCACGATCATCGCGCATGGGATCGTCCCGGAATTGTATCCAGCGTGATCACCAAATTCCGGGGTACCAAACCAGTAATAGTCCGCATTGTTCGGTGTCCACAGCTTGCATTTTCGACCGTGAAAACGATTCATGAGTTCCATGCGCAACTCATCGAGATCCATGTCGTCACAACGTTTAAACAGATTGAACTGGACCTGGCGATCTTCAAAAACCGGGTACCCTGTCAACGCATAAGACATGTCCTTCGTTCCATTCGCTCCCGGGATGTCCACACGGTTGCTTTTCAGTTTCGGTGAGGATATCTTCAAATCACCTTTCAAAAACAATCCCCATTCCGTCAGCGTGTTGTATGTGTCAAACGCAACTCCGTATCTCATACCGCACCTCCTCTGGATGCAAGAAGCTCGCGCTTCCCAAGAGCCGCATCCTGCCGTGCCGTGATCTTGCCTACCAACGCATTTCCGTCAAGGTAAACGCCCATGCTCAGGATATCCTGCCGTAACTGCTCGATCTGATTGAGGATCGCCTCGATAGATGTTCCCGCACCGTCGCCTTCGATTCCAAGCGTTGAATCGATTCCAATGGCTGGATCCACGCCGTTCAGAAGCATGCCGTTGATGTTCCCGAGTGCGTTCTCGACCGGCCTTGTATCGGCAAGGCCTTCAGCAAGGCCAGCGTTGTACATTTCACCGACCCAAGCCATTTCCGTGGAAGGAGAATGAACACCAAGTGCGGACTTTGCTGCATTGATCAGGTTTTTCGCCAGGCTTCTGACCTGCCCGGTCAGCCAGGACCATCCGCTCTTGATACCGTTCCACAGGCCGCGTACAAGGTTGCTTCCGATCGATGCGGCTGAAGAGAATGCGGATGTGATGCCGGACAACATGGAAGAGATACTGCTCATCACACCGCTGACCAGTCCGTTCCAGGCGTTTGTAATTCCCTGGCCAAGTTTGGACACCCATTCCTTACCTGCTTTCGGGAACTCACTGCCTTTCTGGATCATTTTCTGCAGCAGCTGTGAGATGATCTGCAGGACACAATCAATCACCGTCTTCGCCATTCCTGGCAGCGCTGTAACCAGCTTTGCAATCATCTGGATCACTGTACTAAGCAGCTGCGGTGTACACTGAATCAGCGCCTGCATGATTGACATTACAAGCTGAGGCAGGATCGTGATGATCGCCACAATAATGCTCGGCAGATTCTCAACGATTCCGTTAATCAGTTCGATCACCGCATCCAGAAGGATCGGGAGGTTCTGTAAAACACTGTCTGAAATCATCTGTATCAAGTCAGGAAGAGCGGCAATGATCGTATCGATGATCACCGGCAGGTTCTGTGCAATATTCGCAACCAGCGCAATCACGCCCTGAATCAGAACAGGAACCAGCGTCGCGATCGCATCAGATATCATCTGAAGCAGTCCAGGCAGTGCCGCGATGATCGTATCGATCAGCCCCGGCAATGCTGCCGTGATCTGATCCGCAATGGAAATGATCCCTTGGATCAGTACAGGCACCAGCGTTACGATCGCCTGGATAATAATGCTCATCAGGGTCGGCAGCATCCCAATGATCGTTTGAATCATAGTCGGCAGCGATTCCGCCAATGACCCTATCAGCGTCTGTACCGCATCTAAGAGAATCGGGAGATTCTGTTCTACTGCGCTTGCAATTTTCTGTACGATACTCGGGATCTGTGTTGCTAATGCCTGAACGATCGTCGGCAAAGCATTCGCGATTCTTCTAACCAGCATAGATATGCCGTTAATGATTTCCGGAAGACATTGCAGAATATTCTCCACAATTGCAGGCGCAATGGCTATGATCTGCGGAAGCGCATCAAGAATGCCTCCCACAAACGATGTCACAACAGCAAATGCTGTCTGTATGATCTGTGGAAGAGCGCTCGCCACATTGTTAAACATTTGACCGATCGCAATACCAATCGTGTCCGAGCTGTTCCAAAGAGCGTTTCTCATGCTCGTAAGCAAGTTCTGCACGATTTCCATGCCTGTCGTAACCAGCATGCTTGCTGTGTCTGTTCCAAGCCCCTGCAGAACACCTGCTACCATCTGCGGCAGTCCTTTCAGAATGTTGCCGATTGCCGGCAGTGCATTACCCGCAAAACTTACGATCGATGATGTGAGCTGATCAAGAAACGGCTGGATGTCGCTTCCCGTCGTTATTGCCGCCAGAACGTTTGACCACGAAGCTTTAAGCGTTGCCAGCGATCCGCTGATCGTGCTGGCTGCTTCTTCAGCTGTCGTACCCGTAACGCCGATATGCTCCTGAATCACATGGATCGCGCTCATCACATCGGCAAGGTTGTTGATGTCATACTTCACTCCTGAGAGTTTTTCCGCATCGGTAAGCAGCCTCTCCATCTCGCCCCGCGTTCCACCGTAACCGAGTTTCAGGTTGTCCAGCATCGTATAGTTCTGCTTCGCAAAACCCTGATATGCGTTGATGACACTCTCTGAAGGAGTACCGTATTTATTCCAGTTATCCGCCATATCACGGATCGCCATGTCCGTGATATGCGCGGCTTTCTCCGAGTCTTCGTCCAGCCCCTGCATCAGTGCAGCAGCAAACGATGTCGATGTTGCCATATAATCATTTGCTGACATGTTCGCAGTCTTATACGCGTTCTGCGCGTTCTTCACGACAGCATCCGCGTGATCTTTAAACAATGTTTCAACGCCGCCCAAGTTCTGCTCGAAATCAGCACCTTCCATGAAGGCCTTGCTGATCACTTTGCCGATCCCGGCGGCTGCTATGATCTTTACCGCAACAGCAAGAAATTTTTTGCCGAAGCCAGATCCGGATTTCTGACCGGCACTGTCCATTTCGCCTTCAAGGGCTTTTCCAAGTCCTTTGGTCGATGGCATGACCTGCACATAGGCTTTCGCGATCTCGGAACCACCTTCTGCCATTTTCTCACTCTCCTTTCGCGATCCGATTCCATGCTTTCAGGAAGTCCTCTGAAGAGTCAAACACCTGTGTCTTCTTCTCTTCCTTTGGTTCAGTGTTTATGAGTTCAGCAATGGATCTCGGCATATTTCTCTTCTTTTGTGCGTCTTTTGTCTGCATCCAGATCAGGATCCCGAGCCTGTCTGCGATCACAGCAGACAGAAGTGTCTCAAGCGGCACCTTCATTCCAGCCATCTTCCTCTTGATTCTGGAACTATCCGGTAAACCAAAGGAGAGAACCGCTACAGTCTTCACCGGCAGTTCTCTCCAGTTTCTGATCTGGTATGTTTCCCACAGATCACACACCAATTCATCCTCGCCGGTCGTGATCATTCCCACGAGGGCAATTATTTTTTTGTTTGTTCGTTTTCACCCAGCTGACGAATCACTTCGGTCAGTTCTGTTCCGAAAGCTTCAGTCGGCACACGTCCGTCTTTTTCTCTGAGAAGATCGCAGAGCTTTCTGTGCCCATCCTGCCCGAGCAGTTTTTTTGAGACGCGCGGGAAGGCAAGAGGGTTTCCGTCTTCGATGTCTGCCAGCATCTCTATGACCTCAAGATCATCCAGGACAATAGGATCGATGTCTGTCTGAAATCCGTTCGTCAGTTCAATATGCACATTCGCCATCCCGCGTTCCTCCTGCTACTCACGCTCTTTTGATGTAGGTGTGATGTGTCGCGCCGGTCTCGTCAGACTGTGCGTTGATCGTCAGGTCGAATCCGATCGCGTCGCCGTCTGTATAAGTAATGTCACCTACTTCAGCCACGGATCCGCACGGGATCACGATTCTCTGGACCGCGTTGTCACGCAGCACCATGTCAATAACATAGACGTGATCTTCCAGTGCTTCGGGTTTCGCGTGGATCGTGATTCCTGTCGCCAGCGCACCCGTCACATTGTTGTCGCCATATACGAGTTTCAGCGCGTCAATGTTCAGCGATTCGATCAGCGTATACTGGAATGTGTCTTCTCTTCCTGTGACCAGCGTCAGAACAGGATCGCCGCCCCATGCATGGACCACTTCACTTTCAGGGCTGTTGCTGTTGGTGAGTCCGTCCTCAGACACATAGCCGAGATTCTTAAACGCAGCATCCAGTGCCTCGTCGGCAGTTGTCGGAAGAGTCGTCCCAATCGGTGCAACATGGATCGCGCCGCCAACCTTCGGCTTGCCAACTGATACATTGCTTGCAGTCGCCATTGTATTTCCTCCTAATAAACGATTTGATAGACCGCCTGATAGCGGTAGTGTTTTGTTTCTTCATCCGTAAAGTTGTAATCGGTGTTTCGATAAGCCGTGAACACATCTGCTATCTCGTAGATGCTGTCCATTGCCTCCTTGACCATCTCATTGATCTCAGCCGCACGGTACAACGATCTTGCATAAGACTGGATCGCAAAGGTTGCACGCTCGATCTGGTTCTCGACAGAGGATCCTGTCTTCTCGATCCGGATATACTCGTCCGGTTCATCTTCCGGTGTTTCCATGAAAGAAGGAACAGACGTGATCCTGTCATTCAAATAATCCAGGACTGTCTTCTCAATCATGATCAACCACCCAATCCTTTCAGAAGCGTATTGTTCTTCTTGTTGTCACGAACAGCTGCGGCAGTTTTGGCAACAACAGCCACGTTTACACGATTCTTCCCGCTGAACGGATCCACTTCGTATCCGTCGCCACAACGTTTTGCAATCTCTTTGGCCTTTGCTTCACAGATGCCCTGTATCCAGCCGCCTTTCAGCAACTGATTCGACACATTCCGCCTGTTCAGTACGACTTGTACTTTCTTAGCCATATCGTTCCACCTTGACTTTTTTGTTCCATGACAGCGGGATGTTTCCCTCGATACCTTCGGTTGGAAATCCAATCGTATGCCAGGTCTCCCCGAAAAACTGGACTCTCTGGTCTTCCCATTCATGCGTGTCCCCTTTCGGAATGGCCAGCTGATATACGGCTTTCTTCCCGGTAAGGTTCAACTCGTCCATAATCTCTTCGCTGCTGAGCGGAGATACCAATACCCCCGGAACATCAATGAACTGCTCCTCATAAACAGGTCTGTTAAAAGCATCAACCCCTGTCTGTGTTCTTGTGGATAGTTTCACTGTGATCGTCTGGAACATTTATTTGTCCTCATACAACTCAATAAGCTGCATGCGCTGCCGTTTTAATCCGAGCCGCGCAAGTTCATCTCTCTTAATGAATAGTCCCCCACCGGGCACAAGATAAGTACCGGAAACAGAATACCCAAGGGCTGACTGTGACATTTGTGACATCGGTTCGGAGTTCGTGCTGGTCATCAGTGCTCTTCCAATCACGTCTGCCAGAACTCCTTTCAGCACGCTTTCGTACAGATCGCCGGAAGAAAGCATCAGGTCGATGTCCTTCCCGCGGCTCTTTGCTTCCATCCTGACCGTATCTTCCGCATAAGGGATCAACGCTTCACAGCGTGTCCTCTCATCTTCTGTAAGCGGTCGAAAGAGTGCTTCGATATCACTGATTGTCACGTACGACATCTTTCTGTCCTTCTTTCTTTCGAGGTGCCCGTTTGGGCTTTGGCGCAGGAGCCTCCTTCTGCTCATCTGCAAGAGGCTCCCACTGTGCGCCTGTCACCCGAGAGGAAAACTCATAGATCTGGTGATTGATCTTGTTCAGATACTTCATTTGATCAGGCAATGCGCGCGAACGCGGTAGGATCAAGGATCGCCCAGCCAACGTATGCTTCTGCGCGAAGGAATACCTGGTTGTATGCTTTCAGATCCTTGCCGGACTGATCGGGATCGCCGTAAGGAATGACCTCAAGCGGGATCTCTTTTGCAAAGCCCCATTTGAACGCATTCTCAAAGTCGCCGATGATGGCTCTGGTCGGTGCCTGGCCGCCATCCGCAGAAACCGTGCTGTTGACATCGCACGCATTTCCGTTCAGCTGTCCGGGATTGCCGCCAAGAGCAAACTCGGGATACTGCTTCACACCATTAACGGTCAGTTTCGCAAGCGAAGAAGCAAAGACTTTGGAGAACGCGAAGCCGGTGGGATCATAATCACCGATCGCCGCAACAGCGTCTTCAAGATTGCCTTCCAGATCGGTTGCATCATAGGTGATAGTTGTCACGCCGGTTGCAGTCTTGATGGAATTCGTGCCGATAATCGCAGAAGCTGCGCCGGTACGCGGGTTGTAACCATGGAACCCCATGATGTCGATACCGCGGGCGACTTTGCGGGAAAAGCCCTCATTGAATGCACGCAGGATGTCGAGTTTCTTCTCCTCAGAGGCATACATAAACTCGTCGGTCACCCTCGCGCCGTACTCAATTTTGATGGGAGTCATTTTGATCGCTGCGACAGTTACACCGCCGTTGGTTTTCTCTCCGTTCTCTGCAACGATATTGACCTCGCCATCCATAGAGAACGTAAAGATCTTATTGCCTGTGAAAGCAACAGGAGTCCTCTTGGACAGTTTTGCGAGAGTGGATTCGCCGCGGACTTTGTTAAAGAGGTCTGTAACGACTTCCGGATCAAACATATTGTTGGTAGTAAGTTCAGCAGGCATGTTTGTTTCTCCTTTACATGTTTAGATTTTTTAATGTGCGTTTGAGAGCTGCGTCCTTGTCTTCCGGAGGTGTTGGTTCCGGATCTGCCAAAGGCGGAGCAGGCTGTCTTCCACCCATCAGCTTCGCAAGTGCTTCCGCGTCTTTCTTGATTTCTTCCTCTGTCTCACCGGACAGCCTGGTGCGCATCTCATAAGGCAAACCCGCCGCAAGTGCTGCGCTCGCTTTGAGCGATTCGGTCTTGTAGCCTTTGATCTGGCCGTTCAGTTGTGTGATCTGGTCTTCAAATCCTTTTGCTTTTGAGTTCGCTGCTTCAAGTTGTGTCTGCAGTGCTGTGTTTGACGCTTTGATCTGGTCGTAGTCCTGGTATTCTTTTCGGATCGAATCCCTTTCTCTCTCCAACCGTGCGCTGATCATTTGATCAAACTGTTCCTGCGTGGTGATCGGTGTAAACTCTGCCATATTCAGTTCTCCTCCCATTTTTTATGTCGTTGGTATCGACAGTTTTTACTACGCTTTGCTGCTTGATACCATTGTCAGATAAAAGGCAATAAAAAAAGTCGCCCCGTTTAGGAACGACCTTGACAAAGTTTACCAAGCCTATTTGTATAGTGCTCAAGCAATAATGTACTTTGTTTTCAAATCATTCAACATATTGTGTTTTATTACAGCGTCGTTTTGTAATCTTCCAACTACAATCCCTTTATCAATTCCTATTAGTTGTGAAAAATCGATTACGCTTTGCTTGGAATAATTTCCTTTTTTTAGAAACGCCATATACTCAAGTTTCGGAATTAAAGCATTGGCCGCCCATTCATCCGCGTCTTTTTCATCTTCAATGGATGTTCCATCTTCTTGTCCAATATGCCCCATAACAATGTGCCCTATTTCATGGAATAAGCTAAACCAGAAACGATCAGCATCTTTCCCACGGACTGTTACTCCAACAACGATTTTCTTTCCTTCTACAAACGATGCCCCCTGAAGTCCAGACCCTGTGAGATGCGGTAAAAACACAATTGCTATCCCGCAATCCGAAAGCAGCATCTCCAATTCTTCACAAAATGCATCTGGATCCAATAATGTCATTTCACGAATGCGAGGTATGTAATTAATGACTTTACTAATATTAATTGGTTTTGTATCAATTTTTCTTGATACCAATCTCGCTTGCTGAACCCAAGCCATAACTGCTAGGTCTTTTTTTTCTGTTATAACTAGTCTTCTATAAGCAATTTTCGTAATCCTTTTGTCCGCAATCAATGGTAATTCAACCACTTCAAAAAACCGTCTCAAATTGATAGCTTTTTCTTTAGCTGTAGTTGCAGAAGCAACCCATCCATATTTTTCCATTTCAGCATATGGAAATTGCTTTGCTATCCTTTCATCTTCCTCAAGTTTGTTTTCAGCAATTGCAGCATTCACTTTTTCACGATAAATTGCTTCAAGGTTGTTCCAAAAACTCGCTGGTACACCAAGCACTAATTCCAAGCGCAAAGCAACATCAGGCGTTAAATGGACATCACCATTAATAAGCTTGCTAATATGTTTCTCAGATAAGTCCATTCTTACAGCAAACTCTTTTTGAGTCATTCCCCTCTCGGAGAGTTGTTCTTTAATTGTCGCACCAGGAGGTACAGCAATAATTGTTCTGCTCCTAACCATTCCAGCTACCTCTTTTCTTCCTCTGTTTTTATCTTTAGTGATAATCAGTGATTTCCTGAATCTGAGCAACTTGAATCTCTTCTTCTTTCGTTATAAAAACCAATCTATATGGTTGGATCAAATCCACCGCATACTGGCCTTTTCGATTACCTTTGAGTTGATGACATCTGCCAATTCTATAATTCACCATTATTTCTACTGATGGCGCTGCTGCAAGTTCCTCAATTCTCATTTGTATTTTTGTTGCCATCATTTCGCCATATGTTCTTGTAGCGATTTCAGCGTTGCAACAAATACTTTTTATTTTTTTGTTTTTATATGTTATTATCATCAAGTTGTCCTTTATTTACCTGTGAGGTTAATTAATTATATCATTACACGTTGAACAAACCAATACAATTATTGTGTTTTAAGGAATTAACCTTTGCGCGGCTCAATATATTATTTTTTGCCTTCTCGTTTCTGTTGGCGTTGTATCCGCAAGCCAGAACGCCAGCACAGCGGAGTCTAAAAGTGATATGTCAATATCTTCCGAAAGTGATTTGTACCCAAACCCGCCATGTCCGCCAATCGCCCGGTGCTCGCATGTTGATGCAACTCTCGTCAGCCCCGGCTGTCCCATGTGGCAGATCGTCTTCGCAAACACAGAGCTCTCAAAAGATGCATATGCATCGATCACTTCCGCGACTTTCGGCTCTATAGGCGGTTTCAATCCATAATTGTCCATGTCCTTTATGAGAACAGACTGCCCGCTCGCACCATCGACCACTACGCCGCCCACATTGCTCCCGCATCGTTTCAGGTAATCTAGCATCCATCCATTGCCTTCTCGAATACTCCTGGTGTCCAAGCCCTCGACAAAAATCTTGTCATCTTTTGTCTGTGTAGCCAATGACATCGAGACAGATGCGCCGTCCGGGTTGTACTTGATCCCAAAGAATAGCTTCTTTCCTGCAAATTCCGGAAGCTTCTGCAGTTGCAGTTCCTCCCACTCACGCTGACTGATCGCAGACTGAAGATTAAACCGCACCCAAAGTCCCAAGCGCTGGATATTGAAGTCATCGACATCCTTCCCGATCTCGGCCTTGACCTTTCTCTCGTTTAGCACGGTGCCCATTGATGGATTTGTCTCATACCAGGCATCAACATCATATGGATCCACCTTCTCTTCTATGCCCCACTCTGCCCAGCCGCAATCTTCTGTCATCCCCTGCAGTACTTTGTCGCGATAATCCTTAAATACAACACCCGAGCTGACTGGTGTTGGCGGAGTGCCCGTGAAGATTGTCTGCGGGTTCATGCTATCAGAAACGACGTACTTCAGTGCGCTCTCCTGGTCGTCCTGATACTCCTGCGCTTCGTCAATGACCAACAAATCAAAGCCTTCACCAAGTCCGCCTTTGCTGGTTCTTGTGCGGAATTCTATTTTCCCGCCGCCGGTGATCTCGATGTGTTCCTTTCCCGATGCACGATAAGATCCCGCGACAGGAAGCCCTGCGGCCTCAACAGCATCCAGCAATCGGTCCCATGCCAGGTGTGATGTCGATGTGCGGTGCGCCGTGTGGCAGATTCGTTCTCCCTTCCACAAGCCCCACAGTTCACGCATGATGATCACTTCGTTTTTCCCATTGCGGCGCGGGACGGAAAAGCCATACTTCGTATGCACGAACAGTTCTTCATCGTTATATGCGAGCAGATCCGACAGCAACAGCTTCTGCCACTCCATTGCTGTTCTGCCGGATCTCTCATACAGTTCTACCGCCTCATTCACCCAAGTGTGTTCGTAAGGCATAATGACCGATGTGGTCGGTGTTTGTCTGCCATAGCGTTTTTCTTTTTTCATTTCACCCGCAGCAAATGTGTCTTTCTTCTGGCAAACCTTCTTCTACTACTTGCCAAAAGTGCATTATTGCCGCCTCGCGTTCAACAGAATATCGATCATTTGAACATTTTTTTTCAAAAACTACTTCATCGTGGTTAGCGTCATATTTGATCCTTCCATCAAGATTCTTATTTTCTCTTGAGTATGCATACTCATATACATTGTCTGTTACAGTTATCAGTTTAAACCACCAGTTCATTCCAGTATTGCTACTCCTTTCCTCTCGCATTCCTCACAAAAAGCATCCCACCAATTGTATGTCAGATTTGTTTCGTCATGTGCAATTTCATAAGCAACATTTCTTTCTTGCATGATTCTTAGCTCGTTCAATTCGTGTTGTAACATAACTATATCGCTGTCCCAGATTTCTTTTCCGGAAACTAAGCGCTGCCATGCTTCTGCTTGGTAATAATCCTCGTCAAATCTTTGAATCTTTCCATCACGCAAATGTTCTCTTATAAAGATATGTTGCCTTATTTCTTCAATTTCTTCAACTGATAAATAGCCATTTATGTTTTTAGAAATTAATCTAGCATCCGAATATTTGCTGCGATTCCTAACCTCCTCATAATACCTTTTTGTGTGATCATTTCGTCTCTCTTTTTCTTTTTCAAGTTCTTTGCCTGTTAGTTTTCGCCTTCTCCGAGCACCAGTTTCAATTTCTTTGTATCTTTTTTCAAGTAATTCCCGATACTTTCTTTCTCTCTGAGACCGCTTTTCAAATTCTTCTTTCGATAATTCTCTTTCCGTCTCAATTCTCGCCTGTCGCCTTGCTTCTTCCTTAGCGGATAATTCACTAACAGACCCCGTGTCTTGTTGATGATGGACATTCTGCCATATTCCTTTTCCATCCATCGGATTATAAAGGACCAGGCATCTGCAGAAATTGTGCCTCCTATAAACTTCAGAACCGTGCGTCCACAGGTCATCCTCAATGTAGTCATATGTACCAGCTCGTTCCTGACACCATTCACAACATCCACCCACTGAGATCCGTTTAACAATCGGATTCAGGCCCGCATCCGCATGCAGCTCAACGTTCTTCTGGATCGTTCTGTCTACTGCATGCATCAGCGTTGTGACCATAGGGTCCCGAAGCAGATAGCTGACACGATCAATGGATTCGCTGTAAGAGAGTTTTTTCGTGATCCCCTCGATATGGTCCATGTCAACGTCTGCTTCAATGCCTTTGATGTTCAACCCCGCACCTTTGTTGATTGCCGTCTGTATTTCTGCAGCAACATGGTTGACATGCTGTTCTGCATCCCGCATTGTCGGTGTTACTGTGCGCTCGGCTATGTTTTGATAAAGCCGTCCATTCGGAAGGTTCTCTTCTGTCAGATATTTGGACAACGCATCCGCTTCGATCTCTCCGTACCGTTCTGCATACTTGTACATATCCGCAGATGTCACTGTTCCATCTTCGATACTTTGAAGTACTTTCTGCAGAACAGGATCCTTTTCGACTGCCTCCTGGATCTCCTTCGTAATGGCTTCCAGCAGCTCCGGAGCAATATCGACAGTGTTTGCCATATTACTCTTCCTCCGGACGAATGCCTGTCAGATCATACAGATTGTTCCTTCCGAAGTATCCGGGAATCGCCTGCTGCATCTTGATCATTGCGTCACCGATCATAGAGAGCGCAGACAGATCCGGTTCAAATACAGGCTCCCAGATCGGTCTCGTCTCATAGAACACGCTGCGCTGGTACGCATAATCATCTCTCACACATGCCGCCAGGTATCCGGCATTCAAGAAGCCGGTCCCAAACGTTCTCTGCGCTGATGTTGCTGTAAGGCGCAGGTTCTCGTGCGCTGACTTGATCGCTTCAGAGCTCGCCGGGTTCTCTGTCGGGAAGCCCATATCATCCAATGTCAGGTCAACTTCTGCTCCAAAGAGCGACGCCAGCATCCGAAGATGCTCCACATGCGGTCCCATCGTTGCCGCATTGAACTGCCCAAGCGAAGGACTGTCTCCCTGGCTGTCTTTGGTGAAAGCCAGGATAGAAGACATAGACGCTCTCCACTTGTCGAGCTCATCCGCATCATCAGAAAGACCAGTGATCCATTTCTGCGGGAAGGAGTAGAACTCGGCTGTGATTTCTGCTCTTTTCAGTGTACGAAGTGCTGCGTTCACATGCTCCATGCCTGCTCTGCTGATCCTGCTGTGTCCGAATGGTCTCCTGGCATCGGGCTTGAAGATCACCGGGACGAGAAGCGGGAAATCACAGTTGTATTTGTCTGTTCTGACATGCTTCCCATACTCGTAGTAGTACGTCGCACCTGCGTCGAAATAGGCTTCTGTCTCAACGCGGCCATGCTCATCAGTCGTGAGGATCGCATAGCCTTCTGTCAGCAGACCCGTGATCGGATCGATGCAACCAGTCGCCCTTGACGCATCGATGACCTGCAGCCGCGGTGTCTCATCTTCCCCTCTGGAGATGTAAATGAATGAGCACGATGCGATCAGCGCGGAGAGGACTGCCGACCTTGTCAGGATGTCCGGATTGTTCATGTTGAAGATCTCATTGAGGTCGAACGTGTCGTTCCGGAACTCCCTGAACACCAGTCTGTCGGCCAGTTTGTCAACGCCTTTTGCACACCATCCCAGAGAAGAGAACCAGCCTTTCAGTGCAGGCGGCGTGGAGATCTGCAGATCCCGCACTGTGTTCTTCATCTCGTAGTAGTTGTATCGCATGGATACTCTTGTCTGCTTGACGCTCAGCTTATGTCTCAGCTTCTCGATACCCAGTTTTTGTGCCATTTCATGCCTCCAAAAATATTTGTTTTTGTAAGGCGTGCTTTCCGGCGTGTGTTTTTTTGTGCAGATACGGCAGCGATCTAACGTCGGCCGGCGGAGGGGGTCTCCTGCCCCCGTCATTTCACCGCTTCACTCTCATTTGCCGAATTTTGTCCAATCCATCGACAGTGGCAAATTCGTGCCTTTTTCACGGTCTGCCCCTTTACCTTCGCTTTTCTTTATCGGCGAAAGTTTGTCAGACTTGAGGCGGTTGCAAATGAAGTGGGCCAGCTGCAGATTCGAGATATCACTTGGATGTCCACCAAGCTTGATCGGAATGATGTGATCGATCGTCGGACTCATTGGATCCGGGAACTTCAGTGACTTGTCCACCGGCAGTCCACAGATCCCGCAGATATCCTGGCTCATCAGGATCCTGCGTCGGTTCTTGTCAAATGCTGTCCGATTCTGTCCGACGCGATCAGGCCGTATCGACTTCGGCACTCCCTACACCTCGATTCTGTCACTGTCTTCTGCAGCAAAAGTCGCCCCGTTTACCTGCTTGTCCAGGAGCCAGAAGAACCTGGCGCGGTAGTACCGGAAGGTATCTCTGCTGCAAGGGATCCCGCGGACCTCCAGCTGTGTCCACGTCAGACCCTTAAGCACATGCATCAGGATCCAATCTCCCAGCGCATCATCAATGGCTTCTTTCATGAGTTCACTGATCAGTTGCTTTTCTTCCCATCCGGCAGACAAACAGTAAGCCTGAAGACGTTCATACCTGTCCTTAGGCAATCTGTATGCTGCCATTTTCTGGGAATAGTTTCTCACTTGAGGTCGTCCTCTTGCTCCGCGTGATAGCGTTTGAGGAACTCGCCTTCCGCCTCCAGCAGCTTCAGTTTCTCGCGTGCTGCGTGGTTTCGTGCCGCCGATATCATCGTCACTCCGACTCCGATCAGGAACGCTGCAATCAGCGTTGCCAGCCCGATCAGAATGATCCCGATTGATACTTGTACGTAGATGTTATGCATGTCGCGCCTCCTCGTCGAACATGGACAGCTGCGCAGTCTGATGCCACTGCAGTCCGTACTTGCTGATGATCGCTGCGAAGTCCTGGACATCATGAGGGATGATCTTTTTCGTATTCTCGCCATCCCATCCGATGTGTCTTAATTCGTGCTCCATCAGGATCCGCTGAGCCTGTTGCGTCAGATCCTTCGAATCCTTGTAGAACGTGATCACGAAATCGATACCGGTCAGCTCGCTGATCTTGTCTGTCAGTTTCTCTGTATCCGCATAGATGATCATGTTCCCGCTCTTCTTTTGCTTGTCACAGGTCATGTAGCAGATATTGCATCCGGCAAGCCTTGGCATCTGCTCCATGATGATCTCACGTCCAAGGTCGTCTAATTCCTGGCTGATCCTATACATCTCTCTTCTCCTCAAAACGGTGCGTCGTCAAATGGATCCGACGATTCCACAGGCGTCATGTCTGCCATGCTCCCCGCGTCTCTCGTCACGCTGGACAGGAATTCCACCTCGTCC